CAGAAGTTATATGGGAGGAGAAAAAATGAAATGCTTTACTTGCGGTAGCGAGTTAAGACTGACAATGGTTAAAGGAAAAACCTATTGCTTCAGATGCGAGGCTGATGCTTCAATGGAGCAGTACGGATTAGTTCGACCAAAGAAAGAGAGGACAGCATGAAAACTATCAATGATGAAATCGGTTTCATAGAAGGTCGATTGCTCAAGAAGGGAATCCGATTGAGTCCCAAGGGACGCAGTTGGGCAGAAAATTTTGAGGCAATGGTGTTACTCGGTGGACTCCTGTTGATTTTTGGGATTGTAGGGTCAATAGAGACTGGTAGGTGGTTCGGATGATAGTTCCATCATGGTTGAGGCGTAACAAGCCTCTACGGGTCTCTGAAGGCTCATTAAGGGCAATTCGCAGGGCGCAGTTGGAGAAAACCCTTGCTGAAGAGTCTGATAAGCGACGCGCCCGAAAGAAGGCTCGAGAGTTTAAGTTGAATTCTTAACCCCAGTAGGGTATACTTACTTTGTAACCTAGAGAGGGGATACAAAATGAAGGCGCTTGAAGAGATGACTGCTCAAGAGATTGCTAAGGCAATAGACCAGTTAGATAGAGCGATGTTCGCTCAACCACTTGCAAAGCAAGCCGAATATGCAAAAGCAATAGGTCGGTTAATTCAACTTCATCAGAAAAAAATTAAAGGGGAGGGAAAATAATGACTCAAGTAAAAGAAAAAATTAAAAGCGCTTACGACATTCTTGTCGAGGCATCAGAATCCGCTGAATCAGCGGTTAAGGCTTGCCGACCAACACCAATGGTTGTTGGTGAAGCAATCGGTCTTAGCAATGAGATTGATGAATCAAAGCCAACATATTTTATTGAGGGTGGAGTATGCGGTTTCGCATCAATCATCATCAAGCCAGCGCGAGGAAAATTTGTTGATGAATTAAAAAAGCGCAAAATTGGTTATGTTGGTTATTACGGTGGTTACTCCGTTAGTTCATGGGAGTTTGCACCAAGTATTCGCCAAGACCAAAGTTACGAAAGAGCGTGTGCGGCCGCTAGTGGAGCAGTAGAAGTTCTACAAAAGTACGGCATCAATGCTTATGTTGATTCTCGCATCGACTAAGTAACAAAGATAATTCATCCCGTCGGTCTCTTCTTAGATTGGCGGGATGAACCACATAACCATTTTTCATCCTTTCATGGTTATGTGTGGGGTATCATTTACGCGGGTACCCAATAGTTCGGTGGCGTAGTAGCGCCTGTTGCGCGTCCGTCCTCTCTCTAGCGTGACTTTCATCGCTCCGCCACCGAACGCCCATCCTTGACACTTATTCATTTTGATGATGTACCCTTAAACAAGGTTCGCAAAACACCTACTCGCCAAAGTGAGGTCAGTCCAATACTGACAACGAAGAAGCGCTACATCCAGTAGCGAATAAATGTTCACCCCTAACAATGGAGGAATATGCGATTCTATGAAAAAGTTATTTCAAAACCCGTTCCAGTCGCATTATTTATTATCGGATTTATACTTCTAAATCCATTCCACATCCCGCCTGACGAACCAGCCCAAGCGGTTGAAGTAATCATCGAACCAATACTTACTGAGCGCACTCCTGAAGCATCTAAAGAGTTTGCCAAAGAGCGTCTCGGTGTTTACGGTTGGGATACCCCCGCTCAATGGGAATGTTTGCTATCGCTATGGACTAAAGAGTCAAACTGGCGTCCCAATGCCTATAACAAAACACCCGTGTACCAAAATGGAAAAAAACTTCATGCTGGCGGAATTCCACAGATACTCGGACTTGACCCTGACATATCAGTTGAGGAACAAGTAACCCGAGGACTCATTTATATCGAGCATAGATATTCCAATCCTTGCTCGGCGTGGCGCTTTTGGGAAAGAAATTTTTGGTACTAACCTCCCTAAATGGGATTTGAAGAACAGAAAAAACCTTCAGCAATAGACGATGCGCTCGCCGAAATCGGGCGCATCGCTTTTGTTGAACCTGCAATTTGTACTGGATGGGTTCTCGTATCCGAATGGATGGGCGAGGGCGATAAGGATTACTGGACTTTAACTCTTGCCGATGACCAAAATCCTGATTGGCGTCACCTTGGATTAGTTCATCACGGACTCAAGAATTGGGAGGGCAACGATGATGTCGGACTTAGAGATAACCCAAGCGAAGATTGAAGAAGAAAGATTACAGTTACTTAACAATTTAATTAGAGAGCGCTTTGGTGAATGGGCGACACGCAAAGATATTCCAATACAAGATAATCAAGAAGTCTCAAGATAACATTTATACATGGGTTCATTTATATCTAAGGCGCCGTGCCGTGAAGCCGACCCTTGGCTCTTTGACCAATTTAATTTAGATTTAGCGCAACCAGCACTTAACTATTGTTCCCGATGTATTTTTTGGCAAGAGTGTGAATCTCTAGTACAGCCTAAGCCTAGTTTTTATGATGGAGTAGTTGCTGGCAAAGTATGGCGCAATGGACGAATTTTGGCTAAGTTAGATGACACTTCCCCTAATCGTTTAATTGTCGGAGAGGAGCCTGATGAAGATGTTGATGCCTTGGAATTTCGAGGGAGCGAGTTGTTGGGGGATAGAGACGAATTATTTTTTTCCCGAGCAGAATCGGATAACGGAGGAAAACAGGCAAGTAAAGAAAATTTGTGATGGATGCTACTGGAAAGAAGAATGTCTGACCTATGCGTTACATTACAAAGTAGTCGGCATTTGGGGTGGAAAATCTAATAAAGAGCGCGACAAGATAAGAAAAAAACTAAACATAATCGCCAAACCAATAACGAATGAAAGGCACATAGCATGAGCGCACCAATAACAATTACAGGAAATATAGTTAATGACCCTGAACTAAGATTTACCCCTAACGGTAAAGCCTTAGCAACATTTACAGTAGTCACATCTAAGTCCAGCAAGAAACCTGATGGCACTTGGGAAAATATAGATACAACATTTTGGGATGTAAAAGCATGGGGCAAGATTGCTGAGAACTGTGCAGATTCTTTAGGCAAGGGAATGTCAGTAATAGTTGTAGGCACAGCACTTCAAGAAAATTGGGACGATAAGGTCTCAGGGGCTAAACGCTCAAAGATTGTGGTTACCGCTTGGAGTATTGGCGTCGATATGAAGCGCCATACAGTTTCTCAAGTAAGTACGACCAGCCGTGCAGAAAAGCCCAACACAAATTTACCTTCAGACCCTTGGAGTACACCACTATCGGATATTGCGCCTTTCTAACCCTGATGTAGTATTATTGGGGTTGATAAACTCTCGAAAGGGGTTGTAAATGGCTTGGACTGATTTCTTCACAGAAAAATTGTCAGGTTCTAAAGTAGTAGTCGATTCAAACGGTAAACCATTTATCTCAAAAGAGATTGCTCTAAAAGAGTATATTGAGATTGAATTAAACATTCAGGAAAATGCTTTGCCCTACAACATCTACTTCCGTCGTTTTGATGCTATCGGTGGCGAACTAGAAAACCGTCTATTCGCTCAGGTTGGCGACAGAGAATTGGCTTTGAAATCTTCTTTGGACATTACTAACAAAAGACTTAACTCTTTTGAGTTTGTGCTAGACGGAGAATAAAAGGCTAAATTCGCTTAACGGTATAATCTACGGGTGTACGATAACCTTTCACCCAATAGTGAAGGAGTCGTGTCTGTTTTAGGGGCTTTCGCCATTCAGACTCACGAATTATTTTCGGAGTTAGTAAATGCGGGATTCAATCAAGAACAGGCAATCGCAATCGTCGTAGGGTTAGCAACCAAAGAGGCAGAGGGTTAAATGGCTGAGAATATAACGCCTGATTTACAAGAGTTCGGCTCTACTGGTCTGCGTCGTTCAGGCGGAACGGTCTTTGAAGAATTTCTAGTTAATCTCCGTGGACAACGCGGGGCAAGAATCTATCGTGAGATGGCTGACAATGACCCAACCATCGGCTCAATGTTATTCGCAATCGAAAAAGTTATTACTCGTCTTGAATGGCGTGTAGACCCTTATTCAGATAATTCTAAAGACGGAGATATTTCTCCTGAAGATAAAGAAGTTGCGGCGTTCGTAGAATCTTGTCTGCATGATATGAGCGAGTCTTGGGACTCTGCTCTATCTCAAATGCTTTCAATGCTGGTTTTTGGTTTCTCATTCCACGAAATTGTTTACAAAGTCCGTGATGGTGATAACGAAAACCCACAGCGTAAATCTAAATTTAATGATGGTCGTATCGGCTGGCGCAAGATGCCTATTCGCGCCCAAGAAACATTATTCCGATGGATGATGGATGATGACGGCGGTATTCAGGGAATGGTTCAAGTAGACCCATCCTCGGGCGGTATCCATTCAATTCCAATCGAAAAGGCTTTGCTATTCCGTACCAGTTCGCAAAAGAATAACCCTGAAGGTCGTTCTCTTCTTCGCAACTCTTATCGCTCATGGTATTTCAAGCGCCGTATTGAAGAAATTGAAGCAATCGGTATTGAGCGCGACTTGG